TCGTCCGGACGCGGATACCTTGCAGCTCTTTTAGCTCTCTTGCCAGAACCCTGTGCTACCATATTGGAATTCATTTGATTGAGTAAATCATATATATCTGCAAGTATCGCATTTGTTTTACTAAGTGTTCCCCAGACTGCTCTATCTTTATCAAGCTCTCTCGCGAGAGCTGTGTCTATATCCAAATTCGTAATAAAAGAACCGAGAGCACTCCACGACAGAGTGCTCCCAATATCATCAAGCGTAAAGCCTGACTTAATCAAATCATGTTCTAGTGCCTCACTATGTTCATTAACGAATTTAGCAAGGCTTATGATTCCCCCGCTTGAGATGAGTATTCCTGATTATAATCTTCAAAGATCATAAAATATTCATACTCTCCTATCTCAGGGTCATTTTCAAGTCCTTTTGCGTATTTGAGTACAAACTCTTTACACAATCTCATTCTCTCTTGTACGTTCGTTTCAGTATTAAACTTTGCCATCAAATCAACATCTTCTGCATCAATTCTCTGTATGCATGGAATCTGGTATACCTTGCCATCGCTCCCTTTAATCTTGTATGGTTTATGTTTTTTTACTTCGTACATAAATTATCCTTTCTTTATGGTGTCTTAACAACCTGTCCGTCATCTTTCATAAATATCCACTGATCAGCCGTAATTGTAGCTTCCCAGTTAACCGCTTCACCGGGCGCAAATGTTATATCGCTAACAGAGGATACATAACCGTCAGATGTACCCAGCATAAATGTATCATCATCATCCTTTCCGATAAACAGAAATGCTTCAGAGTCAGATGTCTCACCGGCTGAAACCGTAACCTTGCTAAGAGCACCATGATCTTTATTAGCCTCTTCAGTTTCTACCTTGCCGAACACTGTCTTAAGTGATTCAGTTGAGGTACTCAATATCGGGGCCGTAACTGTAGGCGAATCATCCGAAGGCAGTAGTCTTCTAATGCTCTTCGACCAATCCTTTAATGTCTCTGATTCGCGTGCAGTATTCCATGTTATTCCATCTTCAGATATATATCCAACTTCTTTCCAGCCAATACCTAACACTTGTGTTGGATATGCAGGAAGTTGAGTTCCTTTTGGTGCATGATAAAACATACCACTTACACATCCACTCCCTAGGTTAACATCATGTGTTGCCATTTCTTTACCTCCTAAATAATAATATTTTCCGTTCGGGCTGTTACCCGAAGTCTTGCTGTAGTCATTGCCAAGTCAGGTCTTACAGGGTCTTGTCCCCACGAACCTGAAGTATTAACAACTACTCGTAATATGTTCGTATTCTGTTCGGATGCAATCTTTTCTAGGATTGCAATTGAATTTCTAAGAATTATATCAGCCTCGTATTCTGTCTCTGCTCTTGCATCTATGCTTACATCAAAGTGATCCACCTCCCGGAGCTGGTCAGCTCTTCTTATTGATGTACCGCCTACTTTTTGTATGAGAAGGCTTGGCACTTTGAATTTATCCGGCAAGGGTCTTACATAAGCCGTATAATAATCAGCTAACAGCTTTCGGATTGTATCTTCAATGTCTATACTTCTCTTAATTTCCATTAGCTACTCACCGCCCTTGAAAGTGCTTTATTCTCTGATTCTTCTACCATGCTGTTATGGTCTGTTGTCCTAACTGATGATATCCATCTACCACCGCCATAATTACCACGCCATGATTTCACGGAATATCCTTCGCTTTTCTTAGTAAGGTTTCCATTAGCTCTACTTTGAATCTTCTTTGCGGCAGATTCTATAACGTTTTTTGTACCGTTCGAATTTAAGATTTCCTTAAACCCTTTAGAATTAAACTCTATCCTTACATGTCCGCTCATTATCCTTGCCACCTCACAATATTAAACCGAATGTGTTCAAGCCTTCCTGTTGGAGAAGGCCATCTTTGCAATTCTCCGTCTATGGTATAAACATCATTTTGGTATTTAATTCTATCACCTGCAAAAATATCTGCGTCTGCAGGAGCATACACAGTAAGTCCTTGGCTTATTCCTAATACCCTACCATCTTGTGATAATGTAGTCCCGTTAGGCTGCACTGAACAATTCTCAATAATAAGTTCATCAGCATTGTCCCAGTCCGGTATATCCTGCCCTCTTACAGACTTCACACCCGGTCTTATCCGTGTTATGGTTTGATTCCAAAAAGATAACACCCTACTCATCTTCTCCCTCCCAAAACTCGATAACACCTATACGTTGTTTTCTTAGACCCAGTAATTTGATATCGCTTGGCCAAAGTCTTATCGTGTCGCTTGCATTTGGTAAGGAATATGTAAGAGATAAACCACCTGTGGATTCTGTCTGTTGTGTGACCGGCAGTTGACCAGCCGGTGTGTCAAGCTCACGCAGCACCACTCCCACAACAACTGATTTCACAACATCAGCATAGGAAGCGGACTCACTAACCATTTGATCTATATCTTTGTTAGTTGCTTTACCCTGTTCGCGAACAATATTGCTAACGACAGGTATCAGATACCCTGCTCTTTCCTGTTCCTGGGCTGTAAGCTCTCTCTTAAGATTGATAATGTCATCTACAGTCGCAAAATCAGACATAACTATTCCTTTCCTTTGGGCTGATTCTTTTTAGCCGGTTTCTTTTCTTTGGTCTCATCTGCCTGCTTAACGGCTTTTGCCTGGGAAGATATTTCCTCCCAGACACTACCGCTTAATTCAGATGATACTTCCAGAATAGCACCTGTGACTTTATTCCTATATTTCATTGATTATCCTTTTGCTGTACGAATCTTAGCAAATGATGAAGGAAGCAGGATTCCCCATCCAAGATAAACCTCAGCTCTAAGATATACCTGATTGTGTCCCTGAAGGTCTCCAGCTTCTGTATCGTTATCAGGACAACCGTATTCAATAACCTTAAGGGGAATCTCTTTAGCATATCCCCACTTGAAAGCGTTAGCGAAGTCACCTACATAAGAGTATGACGCAGCATCGGTCACATCCATATCCGATACAGTTCTATTAACATCAAGACCTAATCCGTGGAAGCTGTCAGGTCTACCGCCGAAAGCAAATTCAGGGTACTGGCGAACACCATTAACTTTGATTGCTGACATTGCTGAGGCGAATGCCGGAGACATTGCAATACCTGTTACGTCTCCATCAGCTGTATTAACTGCCTGAATAGCATCATTTAGGTTATCGTCAGCCGTTGCTGATGCATATGTTATAAATGATGTAATCTTATGATCTAAGTCATTACCGTTAACAACTGCTGATGCTGAGGCAGTTCTTGGATTAACTCCGTGGAATGCTGCAAGGTCAAGACCTCGTGCAACTTTCCTAGAAAATCCATCATTAAATGCAGTTAATATATTAATCTGCTCTTCCTCTGTAGCATACATGAACTCATCAGATATACGTGCACCATACTCAAACTTGATAGGTACAATTGTAACCGGTGCTACTGTGATTCCACCGTGAGACTTAGCACCGTTCTCCGCAACGATATCAATCTCTGAATCCATAGAAAATGTGAATTCCTTATTACCGTTAAATGCTACTGGTGTCTGGTTAGCAAGTTTTGCTACAGACGACTTACCTTTTACTTTGTTGAATAAATCTGTTACTAATACGGGATCAAATAATGTCCCTCTGCCCTGTGTTGCCATTATGATTCTCCTTTCAATCCATTAAGTACATTTTTCATTGCTGCTTTACTTGCATCTTTTGAATTGTCACCGGCAGGTTCTGTTGATACTCCCGGAGCTCTTGGCTCACTATCGCCGATGAGCGCTTTTAAAGACTCTGCATCCTTCTTAATTGCTTCCTCATCCTCTCCGGACAATCTTCCTGACAATCCATAAGGCAAGCCCATTTCATGAGCTATCTTTGCTTTAAGCGAACTGGTTTCGTGTGCTTTAACCTTGCCCTTAAGCTCCTCAATCTCCTTATCCTTGTCAGCGATTCCCTTTAGCTTTTCATCATACTTTGCAATAGTCTCTTCATATTCTTTGATTTTGCCCTCGTACTCTGTGACCTTGTTCTTCAGGTCATCATAATCAGCGTACTTCTTGCTTTGAGATTCTCTATCTCTTGTGAGACGCTCCTTAATGATTGTATCAAGCTCTTCCTGTGTGTTAATTGGTGTAAATTCTCCCATGTTCAATTCCTTTCTACCCACTTCAAATCCGCGTGGTGAGCGTAAATTTGTATTAAAAAAGCACCCTTGAGGATGCTCTTTAATAACCAACTCTTTGTTTTTTCTTTTTCTTCTTCGTCGTACTGCAAGCCCAGTAGGCAAGTATAGCACTATCCATCAGGCTGTCATCAGCTCCGGCTAGAAATGTCCTGTAACCAAAACCACCTTTCGTGCCAATCGTTCTTTTCTCGCTATTGGTTACAACATCTGATAAGGACTTTTGTCCCATGTGCCGTATAGTCTGAGCTTCAACTCCCTGGGCAAATAAAGAATTGGCTGATATAACCTCTCCCACCTTAGGAAGTACCGGGATAGGTTTTATACGCTCTTCTCTCATCGCATTTTTGAGAAGCTCTTGACCACTTGCACCATCTATCACAACCTTTTCAACATCTGCCGCCTTTAAGAATTTGAGAAGCCATGTATTACCGCTTCTTATAGGTCTACAATCAATTGCTTCAACAAAAATCTTATCTGACGCTGTTCTTGCTGCTATAGACATTGACACATTAGCACCGTCGATACCATATTTGATTCCGACAAATAGCCTGCTGCTAAGCTTTGGCATCTTCTTAGGGATTAACGCCTTCCACTCTACATCAGATATCTCCGACTTCTGAGAATATGCAAGCCACAATCCCAGACGCTGGATATTAAAATCTACAATGTCTCCGTCAAATTCCGACCTAACAGCTCTTTCAGATATCAATATTCCAAGAGATGGATTTGCTTCATACCATGCCTTTTTATCGTTAGGGTCTCTTTGTTCCTCAACCGACCATTCAGCCCATCCGCCATCTAGCTTCTGTGCCGTCAAGATGTTCTCTCGATACTCTTGAAACTTTGTCCCCGCTGATGTGGCTGTCGGTGGCGTTCCCAGATATATGGTCTGAGGATTCTTACTTGCTGATGTGATATAAGTAAGAGCTGTTGCCTGAGCTTCTGTGTACTCTTGTGCCTCATCGATTACAAGAAGGTCATAGCCACGACCAAGTCCACCACTGTTTGTCCTGGTTCTATATTCGATACGGCCTCCACCCTTAATATAGATATGCTCTTTACCGCTTGCACGATAGAAATGCTCTATTGGTATTCCAGCCATTCTAAGCAAATCGTACATTCTTTCCCAAGATGAATGAACTGTATCTGTCCTATGGGCTGTATGTAGTATGTTCTCTCCTGTCAGAAGTCCCCACATCTCACGAGCATATACACTTTCAGTCTTGCCATTTCGACGCGGTACTGCATATCCGAACTTAAGATG